GCACCAGCGCGGTGTTGGCGATGGTAGACACCGTTCGCGTCCAGCCGCCTGCCGTGCGGTTCACAGCCACGCGGGCGTAGCCGGTGTAGCTGATCTCGTTGGTGCTCTGGTTGCCCGCCTCGCCGGGGTCTGCGCTGTGCAGCGAGATGTAAAACGAACCCGCCGTGGCCGAGTTCTGCAGGCCCGCAGCGTCGCCAATGTCGGCCCAGTCCACGTTTAGGAACAGGAGGTCGAGGAGTGCCGCTTCGGCGGCGTTGGTCATGGACATGGTTCAGGCCCCTTTCAGTCTTCGTTGACAACCTCACCGGAGAACCCGGTGGAGGTCTTGGTGATCTGGATCTTCTTGCCGCCGCCGCCCGTAGACACGATGATCGGCTGTTGCGGCCTCATGTCCGCGACCTGCCTGGCCAACGATTCGACCATGGACTTCAGTTCGTCCAGGGTTTCGCTGACTTTATCATCGGACTCATCGGCGCTTGATTCTTCGTTGCCAGATTCTTCATCGGCTTGCTGCTGCTTGAGCGCCTTGGCCAGGGCAGCAAACTTCGCGGCGTTGTCCATCCGCATGTTCTCAAGCTCCAACTCGCGCTTGGCCGCCTCGAACGGATCCATCTGCGGCGCTGCGGGCTCGGGCGCGGGCGCCGGCTGCATCATCGCGCCTTCAACCTCGCCGCCGACCTTGGCCAGCGTTTCCAGCGTCTTGGCTTCCGTCAATGCCGTCTCAGCCCCGGTCTTGACCGCATCGGCACGGGCCTTGTCCGCCTCGGCCATTGCCTTCTCAGCAGCAGCCTCAACAAACACAGCGTTCGGGTCAGGCGGTGCATTCTGCGCCGCAGCAGCCATTTGCTCGGCTTCCTCGGGCGTGGGCTCCATGACGCCCAACTGCACCATCTGCTTGCGGAAGTAGGCGCGAACGTCGCTGATGCCCTCACCCTCCATGTTCTGGAAAGCCATTGCCAGCAGCACCTGCTGGGTCTGTGGATCTTGCGTCAGTTGCAGCATGCCCAGCAGCGAGCGAACCGTGGCCGAGCGTTGGCTGCTCGATGACGGGCCGAGGGTGGCCACCACGTCAAACTTGGCCTGAGAGAGGTCATTCTCCATGACCACTTCACCGTTGCGGTCAAGCGCGGGGCGCATGATCTCAATGGACTCAACCTCGCTCTGAACCCCGATACCCTTCATGCGCCGCCGTGATTCGACGTAGATGTCACGGGCCATTGACAACCAAATCTCACCGCCGCGCTGGACACCCTTGCTGTGGTTGTTCATGTACAGGAACGCCTGCATGTCCAGGCGCTGCTGCACCATCTCCACGGCCTTGCCGCTGATGTTGCTGACGATCTTGTCGCCGTTCTGTTGGTTGCCCAGGATGTCGGCAATATCGGCTTCGGTCACTTGCAGCAGCGCGGCCATTGCCGGCGGGATCTGCGGGCTCTTGGTGTAGCCCACCGGGCCTGCGGCCTGCTGGCTCCCGTCTGCGCCCGTGATCGGGTTCAGCAGCAAGTATGGGTAGTTCTTCAGGTTGTCCTCGGACCACATGACCTGGTGGCCGGCCACCTGCTCGGGCAGCATGAGAGGCTTCTCAACGCTCGACAGCGCACTGATCTCGCCCAGCTTGGACAACTGCATGTTCTTCAGGCGCTGCGGATCCTTGGCAAAGCGCACCACGCCCATGCATCGCTCGATGTTGTCGATGAACCACCGCTTGCCGTACACCGGCACGATGGGGATGCAGTTGCCAGCGATGTAGCCAGCGTCCTCAAGCACCTTGCCACCGGACAGGATGTACTTGCGGACCTTCTTGCGCTTGACCTTCTTCTGCCGCACCTCGACGCTGCCGATGGCCGACAGCGTGACCTCCAACTCGGGGTCGTTCTCAAAGTCAGATTCGGTGTACCGCTCCTCGGTGCCGTCAATGGCCTGGAACACCCGCACCGTTTCAGACTTGTGTTCGACCCGGTAGTATTCGGCCACATAAATGACGTCAGGCGTGGACCAGTCAAACTCGAATTGGTGGATTTCCTTCGGCCAAGATGCCGGATCATCACCATACTCTGCCCGATACGCATCGGGCGTCATGCTGGTTAGGACGTAGCAGGACTTCGCGTCGGCCTTGTCCTGGCGCTTGGCGTTCAAGTCGAAGAATACGCTACTGTCAGCGTCGTAGATCGGCTCAATGCGGATCCGCTGATATTCGTTCTCGTCGTCTTCTTCGTCTTCGTAGTACGCCCGCAGCCGCCACGCGCCAAAACCGCCCGTGACTGCTTCGTCGAAGGCGTTGTCGTAGGCTTCAGCAGCGGTGCTGTCCTGTTCGTCGGCGCGGTAGAGCTTGTTGCAGGTGTCGGCCAGGTTCGTTGCGTCAGTGCCGTCCTTGCTGATGAAGTCAACCGTGACCCGGTTGTTCCGGTACTCGTTGATGATGCGAGTGATGGCCAACGCGATCTTGTTGACCTCGAACTTGGGTTTGTTCTCGAACTGCGCACCCAGTGGGCCTTCCCAAGTTGCGCCGGCGATGGTGGCGAAGCGCCGGTCCTGCAAGCACTGCAGGCGCTCATCACGGACGGCGCCCTGGATATCGTCGAACTCGCGCATGGCCTCCTGGTGGATGTTAGCCAGGCGTTGTTCGTTTGAAATGCGTGCCATGTCAGGCCCTTTGCTGAGTGCCCCAGAAGTTTACAACCGGCCTGGCGTAGTGCGACGGGGTGGTTGAGTGCGAATGGCCGGCAGCGTCGGTGCTGACGGGGAACGCGAAGGTCACCGCTATGGCGTCGGCTGCATCAGGCGAGGCGAGTCCTCGGGCTTTCATCTCCTTCTTTGACTCCAAGAACAGTTTACCCGATGAGTCGGGCTTGACTCGTGGACCAACGAGGTCGTCGCGCAACTGTTTGTCCTGCGGAACGCTGGCTGTCTTGAGCCACTCCTTGACCGCGCCCCACATCTCCGAGCGTCGGTTGCCCCAGGTGATGGGGCGCAGCGCCTTCCAGCCGAAGTTCACACCGCGCACCTTGTAACGCTGCTCGTTGAGCCTGTCAAGGACGCCGTAGCCCAGACCACCCTCGTCGATGACGGTCATGGCCGGCCGGTACTGCTCGATGGCGTTGATGACGTGCCCGACGACCGTCATGGTGTCGTCGCCCTTAAACCGTCGGATGTCCACGATGTCCCGCCCCTGGCGCACGGCGATCACTGTGCTGTCGGCACCACCACGCGCCGGGTCCACGCCCAGGATGACCGGTGCGCTCATGTCCTTGTGCGGCGGCCGGCGCATGGCATCGTCCACCAGCGCCAGGCCGATGAACTGGTCGTCGCCGGTCGATGGGAACTCACCGTAGACCTCGATGCGCGCCTCGCGGCTGTCCTCACCGTACTCGGCGATGATCTGCTCGTAGACCACCTTGTCGGTGCCCTCGACCGTGCGGGCGTCGATGTTGCGCGTTGTCCAGAAGTCCCGCTTGCCGTTGAAGCACTCGTAGAAGTACCCGGTGTTGCGCCGGGGGTTGCTGAACGCGAGCCAGTACCGATCAACGATGGGCTCGGTGAAGAAGCCCGCAGCCACGGACCAGATGGTGTCGGGAATGCCACTGGCCTCATCGAAGATGACCATCATGCCGTCCTGGTTATGAACCCCGGCGTAGGCGTCTGGGTTCTCCTCGGACCACAGCTTCCCCTCGGCGCTCCAGTAGCGCGTGCCCTTCTTCAGATCCCGCTCGACCAGCGTGGTCATCCACGCAGCGGGTACGAGCTTGGTCGCCGACGGCTCCCACCAGTGCGCGTTGATGACCATCGTGGCCCACTTGGTCAGTTCACCCCAGGTCACGTTGCGCAACTGGCTCTCGCTGTTGGCCGAGACGATGACGGTCGATCCGATGCGAGTGGTGAGCATCCACAGGATGAGCCAACTGACCAAGGCCGATTTCCCGATCCCCCGCCCCGAGGCCACCGCTGCGCGCAGGGCCTGCAGCACGGCGTCCGGTGACCGGTTCTCCCGGATGTGCTTGGTGATTGTCCTGAGCACGTCCCTCTGCCAGCGGCGCGGCCCGCTGAACCGCTCCAGCGGGGTGTTCTTCTGCCCCCACGGGAACGCGAACAGCACGAACGCCTCGGGGTCATCGACGATGGTCTGCGACCACAACTGAGACATGAGCATCTGCTCATCGTCGGGCGCGTAACGCGGCTGCTGTGCCATCAGTCGTCGCTGGTGCTGTGCTCGATCCGAGGTGTGTCCACCCCATCGTCGATGTCCACCGTCGTCACGTCCGTCAGCAGCCGTGAGCGTGCCTGCTCCAGTGCTGCGGTGATGCTGATCGACTGGTTGACCTCCACCTGCTTGATGTCGCCGTACTGCTTACGGTTGTCGGCGCCCATGAGCCACTTGTAGGTGTCGATCTTGAGTTTGGACCGCGCTACGTCTTCGACGCTGTCCTCAGCCTCGGCAATCTCGACGATGCGTCCCGCCCACCACTCCGTGCGAAGCTCCTTCGCCTCCTTGTAGCGTTCGTAACGCTGGGGGTCACGCTTGATCCACCTCCAGAAGGCGTCGTACTCGATGTCGCGCAGATCGTCCCTGACGATGGCGTTGAGCGAGCGCCCCTTGGTCATCTCCGTCAACACACGCTCGAACATGGCCGCGAACGAGGCATCGAGGAGCGCACGAGTGGCTCGACGATGGTCTGCTGGACTGATGTCGAGTGTCGTCGCTGTTGCGACGCTGTGACTAGGTGTCAGCCAGTCGGGAACGGACGGCTGAGCGAGGGCCTGGGTTTGCTGCTCCATGCCGGGATGGTATCACGATGGTTGGTCGAGTTGGCAACCGTGGTTGATGTGTCGCAGTGTCACTGGCGGGGATGGGGGCAATGTTTCAATGGGTTACTGGTTAATTTGTCATTTGAAAAAATTGTGCGCGGGTCCTACGTTTTTGGTCACGGCCCCGCCGCCAATCGTTGGGGTACCCCCTGCACCCTTGATCCACCGGGCCAACCACTAGGCCGCAGCTCGTCGCTACCAGGGTGCCAATGGATCAAGGGTTAGCCCATTGGCGTATGGATCAGGCGCAGCATTGGCGCATTGGCGCAGCATTGGCGCATTGGCGTAGGGATCAGGCGCAGCATTGATCCATTGGAGCGGGTTTAGTGTGCCAATGGGGTCTATCGAATTGATCTAGTGCAACCTGTGACACTGAGACTTTGCGACCGGGGGGTCAATATCGAATTGACTCATTGCTCTTAATTCCCCTCATCCCCTCCCCCCGCCACCAGTCACACTGTCGCAGCATGCATCGGGTCAACCCATCACCCCATTGGCACAATGACCCTATGCTTCACTGGGACAATGCAACCTGTTATGATTCGTTCAACGGGTCAACAGGTGACCCGGTAACCAGAAGGAAACGCACCATGCGACTGCATCTCGACCTCATCAACATCAACGCCGACACTATCGAGCACCTTGAAATTGACGGCTTCTCCGATCTCGATGCTGCTCACGCACACGCCCAAGCATCGGGCGACTGTGTGCTCTTCGAAGTACGCGATGCTGCGGAACATTGGGAAGGTGCAGACGAAGATCTGTACGCCTACGCTGTCGCTCACGTCATCTAACGTCAACCCGGCGAGCCTACGGGCTCGCCCATCATCGGAGCACTACACCATGCGCACCCGCGACATCATCTTTGCTTGCGCCTTCGGCGCCGCTATCGGGCTTCTGCTCGCTGCTTTCATCTAACGGAGAACCTACACCATGCAAACCCGCTCAATCGATCCTCCCGTTTACGCCTTGCAATCCGCCGATGACGCGCGCATCATTGACGAAGCCCTGCGCATCCTCGATTCCCGCATCCGCACGGGGAAGATTTTCGACAATCCGGCCGCAGTGAAGAGCTACGCTCGTTTGTACTTCGCGGATGCTTCAAGCCACGGCCGGGAAGAATTCGCTGTCTTTTTCCTAGATTCAGGACATCGGCTTATCAAGGCCGTGACGATGTTCAGGGGCACGCTGTCACAAGCCAGCGTCTACCCGCGTGAAGTGGTGCGCGAAGCCCTGCTCTGCAATGCCGGGGCCGTCATCTTTGCTCACAATCATCCGTCAGGCTCTGCTGAACCCTCGCGCGCGGATGAGTATCTGACACAAACCCTCAAGTCGGCGCTGCAACTGGTAGACGTCCGGGTTCTGGATCATCTAGTTGTGGGTGACACCGTGGTGTCGTTCGCTGAGCGTGGCTTGATCTAAGGGGTTGACCATGCCGAACACCAACAGCATCGTCGTTTACGATGGCCCGTCCATCATCGATGGCAAGCCCATCGTCGTGATCTTGACGGGCTTGGCCGACTCAAGCGAAAACGCCAAGACCGGTAACCTCGTTCAAAGCTTTATCATCCGGTCGGACGTAGAGCCTCACACTGCAGTGAAGACTGGTGACGATGCGTCAGTGTGCGGAATGTGTCCGCATCGTCCAATGCTCGCGCGCGCTACTGGTGATGCCCCGTGCTATGTCCGTGTCGGGGAGTCCGTGCTCTCAGTCTATCGGGCATACCGTCGCGGGTCCTACGCGCGCGCATCATCGGTTGATCAAGTGCGCACCGCGCTGCGTGGTCGCAAGCTGCGTCTCGGCACTTACGGTGATCCTGCGGCGGCGCCCGTGGAATTGTGGGCGCTACTGGTGTCCCTGAGTGCTGGCCATGTCGGGTACACCCATCAGTGGCAAGCTCACGGGTTCAACGCGCGCGCATGGTCCCCACTGGTGATGGCATCCGCCGATACCGCCGACGAAGCCCGTCAAGCTACCGCCATGGGGATGCGTTACTTCAGGGTGAGCATCGGCGTGGACAAACAGCCCCTTGAGGTTACGTGCCCCGCCAGCGTTGAGGGTGGCCGCAAGGCCCAGTGTTCTGACTGCATGCTCTGTGCAGGGACGTCAAAGCATGCCCGTTCCATCGTTATCGCTGACCATGCTGCCGGGCATGAGAAGCGGGTCATTTCAATTCGTTCTATCTGAGAGGTACACCATGATTCGCATCACCCGCATTGAGACAACCTATCCCGCACCCGCTGACGACGAGGAGGATTACTGCCCCGATGGCGAATCGACGTCAACAGACGACACGGTGTCATTCCGCGAGCTGGTTGACTTGATGCGCGACTATCCCCTGCCCTCCTGCAGTCACGCGCGCGGCGAGACTTTCGAATGGCTGAGCAGTGAATCGCAACAAGACCCCTACAGCGGCGAATGGACTGAGCAGTCAATTCATTACAGCCGCGAGAACCCGCCGCGCGCCGCTAAGTATTGGCGCGCCGCCATGCGCGCCGCTGGCATCGCCCGCTGATTCATCCGCCTAGGCGCCCCCATCGGGCGCCTATGGGATGCGCCAGCATCACACAGTCAAATCCAATCCACTGAGGTACACCATGCAGGCTATCGTCACTAAGTATCTGCCCTCCACTGACACCAAGGGGGCGCGCATCAAGGCCACGGCGGAAGCCGGGTCCGTCACCATCAGCTACCCGCATGAACTGTCGGGACAAGCTGTACACCGCGCCGCAGCGCAAGCACTCGCGGACAAGTTCAATTGGCCGTGCAAGTATCTGGGCGCAGCGTTGCCGAACAACGGCGGGCACGTTTTTGTGCCGGTGCACCCATGGAGCGAAGAATGAGCCTCAATCAATTCCTCATTCAAGAATTGCTAGACGGCTGCGATCCGGGTGATGAGGACGGGCGATTCGTCGCCCTGGAGGATGAGGACGGCGGGCGCGTCCTGATAGGCGCGCTGGGTGTCCTGTCTCGGTTCATCCCGTCGCAGGTGGTTTCTGTCAGCATGCTGGAGGGTATCGAATGATCATCGCCCTTCTCGCCGCCCTGGCCGCCGCCATCATCGCCGCTATTCTCTTGGGAGATTAAATCCAATGACCACACAATCGACCACCACCAAAGCCCCCGGCAAACCCGGACGCCCCCGCGTCAATGCCAAGCGAGACACCGCCACCGCTGCCCGTCTCCTCGCCACACAGACCCGGCTGGGCCTGACGGACGCCAGCATGGCCCGGTATCTCGGGGTTCCCGTCTCCACCTGGCGCAACTGGGCCTGCGGGCACCGGGAGCCGGGGGCGGTCACCGCTCGCCTGCTCGACGTGCTCGACGCCGTGGAGTGTCTGGCGCCCGAGATGCATAAGCACCTGCTGCCGTGAAAGTGCTCATCGCCTGCGAGTATTCGGGCACCGTGCGGGATGCGTTCATCGCACGGGGTCACGATGCCATATCATGTGACCTCTTGCCCACTGACGCACCCGGGCCGCACTGGTGCGGTGACGTGCGCGAGGTGCTGGGCATGGGCTGGGACTTGATGATCGCTCACCCGCCTTGTACTCACCTCGCCGTGAGCGGGGCGCGGTGGTTCGACAAGAAACGCGATGAACAGGCGGCCGCCCTGGACTTTGTGCGCCTGCTCATGGATGCGCCAATCGAGCGGATCGCTATCGAGAACCCCGTCTCGATCATCTCCAGCCACATCCGCAAGCCCGACCAGATCATCCAGCCCTATGAGCACGGGCATGAGGCCACGAAAACCACGTGCCTGTGGCTCAAGGGGCTACCCCATCTCAAGCCCTCGAACATCGTCGGCAAGGGGGCGCGGCACGTCACCAAGAGCGGGCGCAGCCTGCCCGAGTGGTACAACCTGCCGCCGAGCGCGGACAGGTGGAAAATCCGCAGCGCCACGTTCCCGGGGATCGCTGCGGCCATGGCCGACCAGTGGGGCACTCAAGCCGCCCGCTGATCCATCTCCTCATCCATCCACTCCTCGAAGTGCGGCACCGTGCGCCGCTCAAGGCCCGCGATGGTGCGCCGCTCATCCTCGGCGCGCTGGCGGGCCTTGATGATCTCGGTGCGCTGCTTGTCGAACGCGCCTACCAGCGCCGGGTTGATCGCCCAGTCGGCCTGGTGCAGGTGCTCACGCGAGCCGTCATCGAGCCGCACAACCCAGCCGGCCTCCTCAAGGGTCTGCATGGCACCGATCACCATGCGGTCCTGTAGGATGGTGCTCTGCACCTTCTCCATGCGCCGCCGTGCGCCTCGCTTGACCTCGGAGAGGGTCACCGTGGTCTTGCCCGCGCAATGGTACAGCAGCCAGCCCTGCACCCAGATATCGAACGAATCCCCGGTGAACTCGGCGAGCGTGTACCGAAGCGCCGGGATGACATAACCCCGCACCATGCTGATGGCCCGCTCAAGGGTCGAGCGGCTGACGATGCTGCTGAAGGGGCACTCGATCACATGGAACAGCAGCGCGAGGCGGGCAGCAGTGCCCTCCAGCTTCCCGTAGGCGGTCAGAAACGCGGGGTCCGCCTCCAGCACCACCTCGTCGCGCTTGCTCTGCTCGAACCACAGTTGGAACTCGCGGAACAGCGTGAAGGCATCCGGGGCCAGCGTGTAGGTCTGCGCTGGGAGCGAGTAGACCAGGCGCACCAACTGGTCCCACCCAGCCGAGTGCGCAGGCGGGCCAGGCTCGCCGCGCCGGGTCTTGCGCGTGTCCAGGATGCCGGGGATGAACCGCTGCAGCAGGCCGTCGGTAGCCAGCGCCTCGAC